TTTAATAGAACCATAAAGAACTACAAGATATTCAGCCTCATCTGGAAAGCTAGATATACTAGAATCCCCAAACGCCACAGCTGGAAAAGACACATGTTGTACAAACGCATTGTTAGATGATGTTGGCGTTGGGTATACCGTTAAGATGTTTTGATATAAATAATAAGCAGGATCGCTTGTAGTTGCGTATTCCATATCCGAAGAGTCTGTTATTCTTCCTCTTTTAGAACTAGGGATAAGCCTACAAGGTTGATCTATAGTACCATCATTTCTCAATACAGATATGACAGTTCCCTTACCATCCATATTTACAAGAGTAGGTGTGCTATTATCTAAAGTTGCCTCAGTGGTACACTCAGCTAACATTCTAGACGGCATCAGGTTTATCACCTCTTTAGCACCATCTGTTAAAAACTGAGTTAATTCTGCTTGAGTTGGTGCACTACTGCCGTCTATACTTAAACTTGTTAATGCTTCTACTTGTGCTTCAAATGTTGCCATGTTATGCTCTTCTTACCTTGCCTGCTATCTTTTTTGAGTACTTGGCTTTTGGTTTTCCTTTTGCAGATGCGGCCCTTTTTCTTCTGTTTGTAGCCGCTTTTTCAGAGGCACTAAGACTTTTCCTAACTGATTCAGGTAAATAACGTCCACGCTTTGCTTTTGGTTTTTTCTTATCTGCTTTAACGACATAATCCCACTTTTGTTTTGACCACTTTGATAATTTATTCTTAGATGACTTTTTACCAGAATATGTCCCACCCATGTCCTTATAATACTTTACAGCAAGTTGCATAGCCCTAGCAGAGTGTTTTCCACCCATTTTTCTTTTAGCCTTAGCCTTCGCTCTTGCCCATTTGGCGGGATCTCTTTTTTTTGCTGTAGCCACTACTTCTTTTTCTTTTTGGCGTGTGTCATTTGAACTTTAAAACTGGCAGTTAAACTTGCACCTTTGTGTGGCTTGTATCCACCCCTAGGGTTCTTCATTAATTTATAACCAGCACCAGCTTTCATCCAATGATAACCAGTAGGTGCTTTTACTTTTTTATTCATTACCATTTCACCTTATGACTCCAATACCTTGCTGATAGTTTGCTAGGCTTAGAGTCTTGTGCATTATGCCTTGCATAATACGATTTACGTCTTGCTTTATCTTTTTTACTCTTTGGATTTTTACCAGCACCTCTTACTCCTTGCTGTCCAAATCTAATTAATTTTGTCGTACTCCCAACCTTAGCAACCACCACATGTGACTTCTTTGGGTGGTTTGGAGTACGCTTTGGTTTGTTATAGCCACTTACTCCAGCCCGTACAAGCTTTGGGTCTCTCTTCTTTTTAGCTGGCATAGCCTAAATTCTTTCTCATGCTTTTTACATTGTCACTCATACTTTGAGTAGAAAACTCAACGTCTGTTCTTTTTCCTAAGTCAGAAGTCATCCACATATTCGTAGTGAACTTACTTTCAGATGCTTGTTTACCGCAAGACTTGCAGTAGAACCAGCCTCCCTTATTTTCTTTATTGCAATGCATACATTTTTTCATAATTAATCCTTTTAGGTTTCGAGGGCCGCCTTTTTTTGACAGCCCTCACAGTACCTATTACTGTTATCCTTATGTATTCGGATTAAGATATGGTTATATGAGCGACATCGTGAGCTTGTGCTGTGGCATAGTAATAAGTACCATCACAAACCAACTCAACCTGATCTCCTAACTGTGCACCGCTGATGAAAACAATCTCATCAACAGCAGACTCAGCACTGCTACCAGCACCACCGTCAGCACCAACTGTTGTTCCAACAATGGTGTCTTCAGATGTATTGTTAGCAATGGTAACTGCATTAGATGCAACTTCAGATAGGATGAACTTAGCGTTCCATCCAGCACCGGCTGTTGCCGCCAATGGTAGGGTAATCTCATAAGCAGAGTCTTGCTGAATCATAAAAACCTTACCAGAATCTAAAGCAGTTAAGGTTTTAGCCGCATTGATAGTCTCTACTTTTAGTTTAAGATCAGCTTTACCGCTATTATTATTTAGATAATCAGCTCTCATCTTACACCCCTTCTAGGTTGAACAGTGCGTGTGACTCAGGAAGAGTAATCTCTAAACCAGCTTCGGTTAAGATCATATCTTTCCTTAAATCCTCATCAGCCGCCTGTACGTTAGTCATAACTTGAGTGTCACGATTGATACCGTTACCGATTAACGGACGATAAGCAAGTTGTGTCATATCAGCCATGAGCATAAACCCAGATGCGATTCCTCTAAACAATGGCTCTTTGACAAGGTTTAACTTTCCATGAATGGTATCAATTACCATAACGGAATGTCCAAAAGCACCCTCTCTTGAGTCCATGTTTAGTCTGAATGGGCCATTGGAATGACCAATAGATGCATCAAGAAACGCACCGTCACCTAACTTGTTAAAGAATGTAATGACTGGTAAACTACATAGTACTAGCTTCTCTGCCATTCCACCTCTAGCTGGATCAAAAATAACTTCAAGATCACTAAGTAATCTATCGTATGTTAATTCAGCTTGATCAACGCTACGGTGATAAGCATTTCCAGAAGAATAGGAAAGTGCAGAATCGTTTACTACTGGTGACACATTCTTTACGATGTGACCGACTAGACCCTCTGTGTACTGGATACCGCCTACACGAGCTCTTTGACCGAAGAGCATAGCTCTTTCAATGTCAATTTTGTGCTCACGCAGTTTAGTAGCCCAGATACGATTCCACTCTTCAGCATACCCACGATAGCGAGTTGCATAAGCAGTGTTGGTCATTTCTGCCGCTGTTTTAAAAATCTGGGTGTACCCAAAGTCATCTTCTAATTCAGAAGAGAATACGTCTGGGGAACCAGAACCTTCTTCATAGGAAGAACCTATGATTTGAGCTACGTCTTCAGCGGCTATTACATTACTTCCGCTAACAGCAGAAACATCAATTATTTTACCAGTAAATGATGAATCACTGCTTGAATGACTTACTCCTGACTCTACTCTAACTAATGCCTGACCGTATCCTGCGGCTGAATCAACCGTACCGACAGCCAAAACCATTCCTTTTACCAAGTATTCAACAGGGGCATCGCCAGCAGTATCAACAGTAAATGAATACGAAGAACCTGCGGAAACAGCGGAACCACCGTTTACTTGTGTCTTTATGACTAAAGAACGATCTGTAAAGCTAATTCGGTTACGGTTTTCCAAATAACGGAACACTGGATCATCGGTAGGTGCTTTAGCAACCTGATTTAGATAGACGAAAAACGGAGACTCCTCAGGAGCCAACTCGGCAACTCTGTCGCCGAAATTAAATATTCGTCTTCTATCCGGTCTTTGACCTACACTAGCATCAGAGGTAGTAGCAGTAATATCACTGGACTTTAATACTCCAGAATTGTATGATATTGCCATTTTGTTACCTTTGTGTTATGTGGTTATTATTAATCACGGTAATCTTCCAGAACTCTTTTTAGGCATTGGTGGCTCTCCTTGGAGAACTCCTGCTGTGCGAGGAGCCTGCTGTGCCGCAGTTACCGCTTCCATTGTATCATTATTAGCAACGGATTTACCGCTCTGCATCTGCCAAAGTTTGACTAGATTATTCAAACCTACTCTCTCTTTAGGCTGTGTCGTAAACTGTAAGAACTCTTGAATGTCACCATCGGACATTTTATAAGTTCCTCTCAGTTCATTCACAGTGTTTTGCATTTGCATCTCAGCTTGTATCTGTTGCTGTTGTTGGGATAACGCAGATTGCAATCTCTGTTGTACCAGATTCTCTATCTTGCTATTAACATACCGTCCTGATTCAGAGTTTTCATCTGTAAACGCATCCCAAGGATTGAAATCATCCTTACCTACTGCTTGCTCTGGTTGCTGTTGTGTTCTGTTTCCGGCTATACCATCCTCAAGAACCTGAACTAAATCAGGTCTCTGTTCTAGTAGCTGTAGTATCTGAGCACCTTGTTGCAGTTTAGCATTTTCGGCCTGTGACCGATCATACATAGACTGAAACTTTTTAGCCTCAGCTTGATAATCTACAGCAGGAACTTCTTCCTGTATTGGTTCTTGAGCTTCAACGACAAGCTGTGGGCCTGCCTGCTGATTGATGATATCCTCTTCAAAAGTACTATTAGCACCGGGCTGTTCGGCGGGGATATTCATTTCCTGTTGTTCTAGTGTTGACATAGTTTCTCCTTAGATGTCTTTAGGCCTCTGGAGTAGAACTGACTTTTCTCTGTACGTCTTTGAGATTGCTAGCCAATTTCTCCACCTCAAGCTTCACCTCGTTTTCTAGTTTTCCACGTTGTACCCTTCTATCAGCCTTAGACTCGGAATTAATTTCGCTCAAACGTGTCTTGAACTTCTCAACTTCGACTCTCTTTCTATCACTGACTGATTCTCTTTGGGCTGTCTGCAAGTCACCTTGCAAATTCTTTATCTGAGCATCCATTGCCTGTATCTGCTGTTGCATCAACTGCTTTTCTTCCGTCCTTCTCATAATGCCTTCCTTGTCAAATAGCTCAGGATTCTTCTTCAATACTTCATAACGGTCTACAATGCCCATCTGGAACGCCTCTAGGTATACAGCTAGTTCTGCATACTTACTGGATGGCATTGTTGATCCCGGTTCAATTCTTACATCGTGCTGGTCTAGCATGTGCCTTTCTTTCTTCAGGTCTAAGATTGCCTGAGATACATCTGTATAAAAGTTTGCCATAACCTCCGTAATGTTGTTATTTGGCTGTGCCAGTCTAAAAATCTTTTTGTAAGTGTAGTGACCTTTGGATAAGTTATACAAAACCTTACCCAATTTGTTAATACTGAACTCTATGTCTCGGAGTTTGGACTTTGGTCTTTCGCTACCCAGTGCTATCATTCTTTCTGTAGCCCTCATGGTCTCTGGAGCTTTCTCTGCAAAACCATGCATCATTTCTGGTAGGCCAAAGATAAAATCTATGTAAAACTCTGACTGCTGTATCAACCTATAGAACTCACCAGCAAGCGGTTGAGGAGCAGGGTAGTGCGGTTCGCCTTGGGATGAATCCACTTCAATGACTGCGTTCGGGTTGGCCCAGTCTTTTTCAAGTTGATCTATGTCGTCCACACTACCCAAAGGTACTAAAAGCTTTAATCCTGCGGATGCCTGTGCATGAGACAGTGCCAAAGACCATAGCTTATTTAAAAGCCTTTGCATTGGCCTAGCCCTAGATACATCAGACTTTGGATATGGAGTACCAGTCCAAATGTTTGGAAGTGGTATGATTGGATACTCATCCGTATTTAAAATCTGTTCATACAAAACAACTTCTCCCATTGATGCACATACTTTCACCCTAGTCTGTAAGACTTCTATAGCTGTAAATGCATTAATGTCAAATGCTTCTTTGTTTTCCTGATAGAACTTGGCGTACTCTTCTTGAGACAGAATGTCTTCATCCTGTGTCTGCATGTCAATGACTCTGTAATAAGGAACCTTGACTTTATAAAATCTTTCTAATACTTGATACTTTTTTACCTGATAGTAATCTTTATCTTTTACATCTGCTGGTGTAAACACTACCATTGAATTTTTATTTTGTGAAGCTGGATAATCTTCTTCATCGTAAGTAAACCCAGATATGTCGTTTATAAGTCCGGGTATCACCTCTCCAGTAAGAGGGTCTTGCTTATCTGCTAATTCAGGGTAGAGGTTGACGGCTTGTTCTCCCGTTAGGATGGTGGAAAGGATAATGCCATCCGAATCGCCAAACCAACGATCTCTAGAGCTGGGAGATGCGTACACTCTAAACGGGTCAACATAAGTGAACTTAACGTCACCTCTACCGAAATCTGATTCTGAGTCAATGTAGGCATACAAATACCCCATGCCGGTAGTAGCATAATCCTGTATTGCCTGTTTCATCTGCCAGTCACCATCTGAGTTTTGCCACACATAACCCATGACTGTTCTCCATAATGTAGCAACTTGCACATCGGAGTCTTCTCTAGGGGTTATCGTAAACGCTGGTGGTCTGGATGTTAGTACTGCTTTAAATTTTTCAATAGCGGCAGAGATCCTATCCATTGGTATGTCTGCCTGATTTCTCTGAGATAACTCATCAGATTCATCCTGACTGAAATGATTCCCAAGATAAAAGTCAATATCCTTACGGGCCTCTGTGTCCCAATCAGATCTTGAATCACGCCATTGGCGATATAGTTCTTCGTTATAGGAAGCTCTAGGGTCTTTATCCATTATCTAAGAGCTCTCATTGGTTCGTCTCCCATGCCTTGCCTTACTGAACCCATACCTCTTTGCATTGTTTGCATTTTTAAAAACTCTAACAAGTCTCTAGCTCTTGCACTTTCCATTTCTTGATTAGGAGGCATCATAGATCCTTCAAAGTTCAATGTGTCTCCACCCTCACTTAACAAAGATTGCAATCTCAACAACTGCAATGACTTTCTAGCACTATCCACAGTGTTCATATTGATACTATCTTGCAGAGCCATAGCCTGATTACGAGCTACTCCAATGCTACCACCTGCCTGAGGATTTTGCATCCTCATATCAATGCTATCACTTAGTTGCTGATTCATTGCCTGTCCCATCATTTCTGGTGGTAATGGC